ATCATGGAAAAAATGGTGCGCTACGGCAGCCTGAGTGAAAAACAGTGGGCCTACCTTGGCCGCTTGCGCGACCAGTTACTGAACCCGCCGCAGAGCAGGATGACGCACGCGCAAGCCATGCCAATCCCGGAGGAGGTTTGCACGGGCGCCCCGGTACAAATTACCGGCGAAATTGTCAGCGTGAAGCGCCAGGAAGACCGCTTTAACCGCTATGGCGTGCTGAAAATGCTGGTTAAACACGCCGATGGATGGAAGCTGTGGGGCACCCTGCCGCAACCCCTGACGGTTGATGACAAGGGCACCACGGTTACTTTTACGGCCACGGTGCAGCGCAGCCCGAATGACCCCATGTTCGGGTTTTTCAAAAACCCGCGCATTGAAACCGCCGCCCCCGAGGCACCGCAGAACGACGAAATACCGTTCTGAAAATTCATAAAACCACCCTTGCCATAGCAGGGGTGGGCTGCTATATAAAGCATGCAAACAACACCCAACCAAGGCTTACCACCATGTGCGCTACCTGCCCCACTAACGACCCCTTTGCCCATCTAGGCAACGAATTACCCGGCGACGAGGTTGCCGAGGTTAACAGCACCGAGCCGACCACGGGCCAGCTTACCACGGCTGCTGCCGCCCTGAAATTCATGCGGGCTGGCAACGCCACCGTTACCCTGCGCAGCGTGGCTACCGGTACCCGGTTCACCTACCGGCTGCGTGCCAGCGAGGATGGCCGCGTGACGTTTGTTGCGCTGATGAATGGCGCCGACAACGAAAGCAACTACGTTTACATGGGCTTTATCAAAAACACGATGGTGGCTGGCCCTGGCATTTATTACCACGGTGGCCGCAAGGCCAAGGTGGCCATTGACGCACCTAGCGCAAAGGCTTTTGACTGGGCATGGCGCCAACTTAATAAGGGCAACCTGCCAGCCGACAAGCTGGAGATTTTCCACGAGGGACGATGTGGCCGCTGTGGGCGCAAGCTTACTGTGCCGGAGAGCATTGTGAGCGGTTTTGGCCCCGAGTGTATACAGTTGGTGGGAGCATAACAAATGACACCTAATGTTAGCTTTGACGTGACCGAACCGCTTGGCGAGTTTACGTTCACGCGCTTCAGCTTTACGGAATGGGCTGCTGCCGTGGCCGAGTGCGCTGACGGCGCCACGTGTGGCTGGTGCGGCGCCCAGAACATGTGGTGCGACGACTTAGGATTTTTCTACATTAACCCCACCGGGCAAGACAGCCGCCCCACCTGTGAGGCTTGCTTCCGTGGCCCGCTTGGCGAAGCGCACGTTGCCCGCTACGGCATGGGTGATCGATGATGACCTATACCTTCACGTTCAAAAATTTCAACACCGGGGAAACTAAGACCGCAACCGGATTTTCACTTAATGACGCGACGCGCAGCCTTGGCCTTGCCGTTCTTTTTAAAGGGAAACTCTCAGAGCCTTGGCGTGCCATTGAATGCCGCGCTGGCAACATGTTGTGTTGGCGGGAACTAGCAGGGGTGCAGCGATGACCATGAAACGCCTTAAGCTTTTTGGCTTGTACATGCTGCAGGCTGTGTTGTGGGTGTTGTACCTGTTTAGTTGGGCGCTGCAGATTGGCTCCGGCATTGGCATGGCGTTGCCTGCCAAAAAAAAGGAAGATGACTAATGGCACGGCGCCCGCGCCAATTGAAGGAGGGTGTAGTGCGCAGGCAACTTATGCGCCGCGCCCATCATGCGCAAGGTGGTTTGTGTTTCCATTGCCAGCAGCCATTCCCGCTGGAAGCAATGACGGCGGACCATTACCCGACCCCGCGTTACGCTGGTGGCAAGACCAGGGCTGACAACATTGTCGCTGCCTGCGCCCCTTGCAACAATGAGCGCAACCAGGAAACCAACCGTATTGGTAAAGAATTCAGTTGCGTGGTTGGCGATGACACTCCGCGCTCACCGTTTGAAATATTGAAAAAGTCATTGCATAATTCATAGAGCAATGCTACATATACGCCATGAACAAACACACCACCAACCTTGAACCGGCCATGACAGTGGCCCAGCGGCTTAAGGGCTGCCCCACGGGCGCTACTCACGACGCGCTGCTGCTGCATCACACCCAAGCAGAAATTGCCGCAGCCTTGGTTAAGGGCGCCATTAAAATGGAAATCCGCGACTACGCCAAGCCGCGCAATTTCAAGGTTAGGTGGTTTTACTTGAATGGAGACCACAAATGAAAGTTTTTGTCTACGGCACGCTGAAGCGCGGCTTTGGTAACCATAAATTGCTGGCTAACGCCAAGTTTATTGGCCCTGCTATGCTTACGGGCGCCCATATACTGTTGGACAGTGGTTTCCCGGTTTGCATGCCTGCTGAAGAGGGCCTTATTGTAGCTGGTGAGGTTTATGAAATTGACGCTGACACGTTGCGCTGGCTTGACCATCTTGAGGGTGAAGGGCGCATGTACCACCGGCAGCCCTGGCACGTTACGTATGCCGACCGCAGTGAAGACGTTGCTTGGGTTTACATTGGTGATGAAAAGTATTGGGCTGAAACTCGCGTTGGCGCTCAGTGGATTAACGGCAATACTTGGGTTTACGATGGCACAGCGCGGAGGCTAGATGATGACGACCGTCAATAACTACGCCTATGGCATTTATGACAATGGCGAAATTTGGATACAGACCGAACCGCGTCAGATGGAAGCCAACAAGGGCAAGGTTTATCTCACCACAGGTGAACTACGACGTCTGCTCGCATTGGCGGAGCAGTCCGAAATTGATCGTGCTAATGAAGAGTTTGATGACCAATGGGAAAGGAGTCAGTAAATGTGGATTTATTTGCGAACTAAGGAGGAGCACAACTGGCTTTACACGGTTGGCTTTTACAAACCGAACGGTGAGTTTGTTTCCGTTGAGGACACCAGCCTAGAAGGTGACGCCCGCTACCTTGTGCACTACCTGAATGGAGGCAGCCGTGAAACTTAGCATTGCTTTTGTGTTGGCGTTGTGCGCAGGCACCGCAGCCGCACAAACTACCACGGAAACTAAATCCTTCTGGGATGACCAGGGTCATTTTGCCGGTAGCAGTAGCAGCCATGAAAACACTACTAGCTACAGCGATCGTGACGGTAGGTTTAACGGTAGCAGCATCCGTAACAGCGACGGCACCACCAGTCTGTATGACCGCAACGGCCATTTTAGTGGTAGTGTGACCAACACCACGCACCCGCAATGGAGCGGTGCCAAGGGAAGGTGACCATGCCTGAGCCGACCGAGGAGGAGTTAGAAATTGGTACCATTATGTGGAACCTTTATGAATTGATTTATGGCCACATTTTGAACCTGGAGATCGAACCGTTGATGAACAACGATGTGTTTGAGCCAACCCGTGCAACGGTTAGTAAGGAGCGGGCCGAGGCTGTGTTGTGCGCCATGGGCAACGTGGCTGCATCGCTAATGTTTAGGGACCATGGCATGCAGGAATGGTTTAAGGAAAATATGACCAAGACCTGCGCGCGCTTGGCTGAGGAGGCAAAGGCACGCGCACAGTAACAATTACCCCAGGCGCAGGTGGGGCTAATAACAGCGCCAGTTTGAGGTGACCCGTTTTACAGCGCATGTGTTTTGGTAGGCCCATGCGTCACTTTCCGGGTGCTGATCAAACCGCGCGGCCACCCTGCGTCATGGGGGCCACTAATTTTAACCAAGCAAAGGTGCACTATGAAAGTTATCCTGATAGACCCGATCCGTCATAGCGTTGGCCTGCTGGAGTGCAGCAAGGGGATAGACGCGATGTACGCGTTACTGACCGACAAGCCCAACGGTTTGGTGTGTGACTGTTTCACCGCCATACAGCTTGACAGGCGCAATGCCCTCTATGTAGACGATAACGGCCTGCTTAAGGACCCGCGCTACTTTTTTATTTGGCGCGGCTACCAGCAGCCGCTGGCTGGGCGCGGACTTATTATGGGTGTCCGTGAAGATGGCGAAAGCATCTCAACCAATCTTGACCCGGCCTCTGTGATAAAAAATGTGCAATTTATGGAGTTGTCCGTCCAGGGCTTTGAGCACTACACCGGCAAGACCCAACTGCACGGCAAGGAATTTGCCGTAATTGGCAACCGGCCAGTGTTCGGCCCGCCGCGCGGCTAAGAGATGCGAAGGAGGGATTGGCTGTGACTACTTGCGAAGAGCTCCGCGACTTAGCCGATAAGATCGATAAAGTGGCGCGTGAGCACTCGAGCTTCTCCGTGGTCCACGAGATTACCAACAACTGCGTTTCTCACATTCGTGCCGTGGCACGGGTTCACGAGCTCAACGTCTTAGAGGCACGCAGCGGATACAGTTTTAGATGCCCAACCAAATAGACATATACGACCCACCAGAGCAGGGCAGCGACTACGTTGTCCAGTTCAAAATTAAAAATGGCCCATTGCTGCGGGCCATCCGCATGCGCGGCTACCGCACAATGAAAAAATTTAGTGAGGACGCTGGCTTTGCCATAAGCCTGCTCTATAGATACTTGTCACTTACGCGCGCACCGATTAATAAAAAAGGTGAATGGTTTGACTCAGTATTGAAAATGTCAGCCTTACTGCGCCTGCCACCAGAGAGTTTATTCCCCGAGCAGCACCTGGACCGTGCCTTGGCCAAAAACAACGGTGAGTTTGAAATTACATTTGACGAGGTGCGTGCATTAGTTACGCAAGAGCCAGTTGACCCTGAGCAAGCATTGGCAGACAAGGAACTACAGCAAAAATTGTTTAGTCTAATGATTGAGCGTGTTAGCCCGCGCGAGCATCGTGTACTAGCGGAGCGGTTTGGCTTTGACGGTGCGGAAAAAACTTTGGAGGAGATTGGCAATGAATTTGGTGTTGGCCGTGAACGCATCAGGCAGATGGAAATGCATGCACTGCGTAGGCTAAGGAACCCCACCACCATGCGCAAACTGCGGCGGTTGACCACCGAAATAGGAGTATACGAAAACTATAAAGCTGAAACGCCGGAGCGCCATTACGTGCCGGAATGGAAGCGTGAAGAACAAGAACACGCACGCACCAAAAGCGCCATTATGGAAGCTGTTACTGTCAGAGGTTTGGGAATTAACCTGACACGCTTGCAAGGGTTTTTTAATGACATAGCCCCGGAAAAAATATTGCAGTTTTGCCGGGAATTGGAAGCTGATGGCAAGCTTAGATTTTTTGAAAAGCGTGGCAAGGTGCACGTTATTGACGTGGCAAGGAATGGTGCCAATGTACCTGAAATAAATGAGCATGAAAATTCATAAAATGGCTTGTCAAAAACAAACAACGCGCCTATATTATGTATGTTGAAGGGCAGCCAATACCGGCAAGCCGCAACCGACCAAATAGGAGGTAAACACCATGTTGGTTGAATTTACACGTGCCCGCGCCACCGACGAGTTTAACGACGAGGGCGAAACCCCGACAGTACGGCCCGTTGAGCCGATTGCGATCAACCCCGTGCATGTTAGCGCGGTGCTTGGCAACCGGGCTGACGGCACTCAGTGCATCATCCGGCTGGCCGACGGGCGCGGCTTTATGGTGCAGGGCGACTACCCCACCGTTATGACCGCGCTGCGGAACGGCGGGCTGCAGAGCTAAACCTACGGCGCTAGCGTAACTGCTGTAGAGGCTGGGTGACAATTGCCAAGAGGCAGGCGCCCAGCTAATTAACTTCCATCAGGGCGGCAGTTGGTAAGCCGCTGCCCTGGTGAAACCCCTGAGCAGTGGCCCCCCTATGCTCAGGGGACTTTTTTATGCTTGCGCGCCCGTGGCAACACCAGTTTGGCCTTGCGCATGGCGGCACGATAGTTCGCGTCGCAGGTGCGGCAATAGTCGGCACCAGGGCGCAATGGGTAGCCGCATACCCGGCAGGCGCCGGTTAACGCCCAACGCCCACCAACCCCCAGCTTTAAACCGCCGATTGCTGCCATTCTAAGCCCCGTGGGCGCGTTTAAACTGGTCCAGGCTACCCATGTGCCACCCTATGAAATACCTCCAACCAGCGACCGGCTAATTTCAGGTAAGGCTACCCTAATACCTACTTACGCTTCCGGCGCAGGCGCGCCAAAATAACAGCAGCCACGCAGGCTGCCACAACCCACCAAAAGCCAATTGCGGAAACCCACAGAAAAATTTCCATTAGATTTACTCTGTCAACAATGCTGCGATAGCGGCCCAATCCCAACGCGCTGGGCCACCATGCCACACCTTGGCGCCTGCAACTTCGTCTAGGCGGTCGCTAGTGAGCTTTTGCACACAACGCCCTGGCACCAGCCATAGCTCATCCTGCCATTGCAAGCGCACGTTGCTTTGCCGCCTGCAGGCTACCCACACCCTGCCGCCCGCGCGAGTGCGGCGCATAACCCAAGCCACTTGGTGCGGGCGCATGTCCGCGCGCCAGTGCTTAGTGGCTTTGCATTCAACCCAACCCTCCGCGCCGTTGGCGCAGTAGTTAAAATCAGGCGTACCTTGTCCGGTGCTCCAGCTTTCGATGGACTGTATGTGGAAGCCCAGCGGCTGCAGGTGCGCTTGGAATAACTGGCGCAGGTGGGCGTCTGGCATTTGTCTGTAACCTCGTGCGATCCATCATAAAAATGGCTGCCACGCAAATTACGCACTGGTGCCAGCGGCCACAAGCATTATGTTCAGTGCCTTAGCAACCTCCAATTTAAAAGGTGATGAATGAAAATATTTACCGTTGTTGACGGCGATCGGGAAAGCTTAATAGCGTACATGTTGGCCCAGCTTGCAGCCGCAACCAATGCGGACGAGCGTGCGGAGTGGCGTGCCATGGTTAGACTGGCAAAAAAGGACGCGGCCTACTGCCGCAAAATGTTTGCTGTGTTGAAACGCACGGCCCAAAAGCATGGCAAAAAGATTGAATACCCCACAACGCCAAGCTGAAAATGGCTTGCCTCGGCCTAGTGCCGGGGCTATATATACCGCATTAACCACCCCCAACCAAAAGGTGCTTTATCCATGGCTACCAACCTTAACGTAATCAACAACGTGTTTGGCCGCTGCGGTGGCCCAACAGTTACTGAGGAAATGTCCAATCATTTCCGGCTTGCAGCCTTTACCGACAGCCAAATGGCATGGCAAGGCGTTACCATTTACCCCACCACCAAAAACGGCGCCATTAATGGGTGGGTTGCCCAGCTTGACGACGGGCGCCGGTACGTTAACGCCAGCCTTGTGGCTGTAGCCGAAACTGCAGGCGAAAATGCAGCCTGTTGGGCTAACAAAAAGCCACGCAACTAAATACTTGCCCCGGCCCAGTGCCGGGGCTTTTTACCTAAAGTGAATTACATGCGCGCCCAATAGCTCCAGGCAAATCGCAAATGCGACCAATATCAAAATGACGGTGAGTGGGCGCATTTGTTATGGTCCAGGCGCAGGCGGCGGCTTTTTGTCGTCGTCGCTGGTCGTACCGCCTCCAGGTGGTTTTAAATTTAGGTCTTCAAGGTAACCTAGAAATTTGTAGTTGCGCACCTTGATCATCCTAAAGTCGCGCGGCACCACACCCTTGACCGCGTATATGGCTTGGCCCAAACCGCCACGCTCAATAATGTCCTTGGACAATTCATCATAGTCATAGCGGTTTATTTTAGCAAATATTTGGTCTGTGTCGTCCTTGAAAAATAGGTTGACCGCCAAATGTGGCCCGTCATAAACAATGCCGCCACGCTTGGCCACGTTCACGGCTTCATTTTCGTCCTTAGGAGCTATTTTGTTCACCACACCAATAATCATTACTTCGTGGTCATTGCCGTTGGCTTGTACCTCGCGGATATTTTTAGGCTTGGTGCGCATGAGTAGGTCTTCACCGCTGGGCAGTTTTATCCGCAGTTTGTTTTGGCCGTCTAGTTGCTCCAGCGTTGGGTATAGCGCCGCAATGCGGTCAGCCACCGGGTACAGGCTTTGGATTTGCGTCTTGGCGTTAGCCAACGTTTCTGCCAGGGCGGTTGGCAATGGCTTGTTGCTTTTACGGCAATCCATGATGGCCTTTGCCTTGGCTGGCCCGATGTTTTTGATGGCCGTTAGCGGACCTACCAGCACACTGGTGTTGCCTTCCATGATGGGCGTCCAGCGGTCAGTGCTGCGGTGTATGTCAACGGGTCTGTATTCTATACCCTCCACTTTAAGCTCACGCAGCAATGCAATCTGGCGGGCGGGGTCAGTTTCCGCGTCCAAGGTAGCGGCAGCAAACTCCACCGGGTAATACGCCTTAAACCATAAACACCAGTAACTGACCAAGCCGTAGGCCACCGCATGGCTTTTGTTAAAACCCCAGTTGCCGAATGTGCAAAGCTCCAACCAGAACTTGTCAGCAGTGGCTTCCGGCATACCCTTGGCTTGTGCTGCAGTTTTCCATTTGCTGCCGAACTGGTCAAAGTAGTCCTGCCCCATGGACTTGCTCATAGCTTTGCGCAGCGCGGTTACGTCACCCCAACTCAAGTCACCAATGCCGCGCCCAAGCTGCATCACTTGCTCTTGGTAGGTAATGACGCCCAGCGTTTCCGCTAGGTAAGGCTCCACGAGCGGGTGGGCGTAAACAATTTGCTCCTGCTTGTTGCGGCGCCGCGCCCAGTGTTGGGCGCCACCGCTGCCCATTGGGCCAGGGCGCCCCAGTGCCGTCATCACCACAATGTCATTGATGTGATTGGCTTGCACACCCTTGGCCATGGACTGCACCGCAATGCCATTAAACTGAAACACCCCGGCGAAGTTCTGTTTGTTCAACACCGCAAAGGCGGCTGGATCATCCAGGGGAATGCCTTCCAAAAAACCTGCGCGTGGCTCCCGGCCAATTAGCTCCAGGGTGCGCTCAAAAACACTAAGCTGCGTCAGCCCAAGTGCGTCAATTTTTAACAGGCCGAAGGTGTCAACGTCACGCTTGTCACACATGGCTGCGCCTGTGCGGGCGTCAATGGCAACGTAGTCCGCCACCGCGCCATTGGTCAACACCAGCCCAGCCGCATGCTGCCCCGCGTTGGTTGGGTGCCCCTCGAGCCGGGTAGCAATGGTGAGCGCGGGCCAGTCCGCCAGTAATTTGCGGCCAGCTTCCGTGGCCTTGAAAGTGTCAGCGAGTGCTTCATTGGCGCGCGCGTCACCACTTGTGCGTTCAATCATACTGTCGGCAACCTTGTCCACTTGCCAACTAGGGATGCGTAGCGCGGCGGCTGCAGCATTAAGGGCGCTGCGGGCTTTGTAATGACTCACTGTCCCTAACCGCGCTACGCGCTCCGCCCCATATAGCTCTTCAGCGTGGGCAAAAACTTCGTCGCGATGGGCGTCGCTAAAGTCTATGTCAATGTCTGGCAAATCATTCCTGGTTACGTCTATAAATCGTTCAAATAATAATCCAAAAGGTATAGGGTCAACGGCGGTGATGCCCAGTAGGTAGCACACAAGGCTGCCGCAGCTACTGCCGCGCGCTGGCCCTACGACCATGCGCTGCTTGGCCCAGGTCACGAGCTCGGCAACAATGTAGAAATAGTCCTCAAAGTTCTTTTCCGCGATCATCTTAAGTTCGCGGTCCAGCCTTTGCTTATAGATTGGGTCTTGTAAGTCAACATTAAGGTCCCTAGCACCTGCGCTGCACATTGTCCGCAACGTGGTGGGGCGCTTGGGCTGCAGCAGGGTTGCCCTTGGCAGCGTGGCCTTGCATACTTTGAATGCCGCAGCCCGTGTGCGCAGCGCTGCCTGCAGCGTAGCCTTGTCTACCCAGGCGCAGGCAGCGCGCCATTCGTCATCATCCAGAATATGTTGTGGGTAGCTTTGCATCGCGGCACGCTTGCCGATTGCCACGCGATAAAACTCACGGTCAGCGGCGTTGGTGTAGGCATTGCTGCTAGTGGCTATAAAAGGCCATCCCTGGCTTTTTGCGGACTTGTATAGTCCATGTGGTAGAGCCGGGGACAATGCGAGGTAAAGATCTTTACCCTTGCCATAAAACTTTTTGTGCACTTGCGCTAACTGGCAGCGCTCGCCAGCGATTTTAATGCAGCCGGTTGCGGCAAGGGCTTCGGCGTAGGTCAAGCATGGCTCGGCGCCAATGACCCGCGCGGTGGCCTGCGTGACCAATGCGTGCAATACACGCACGTCCTGCTTGGCGTAAAAAGTCCAAAAATCCACTGGTGGATTTTTACCGTGGCTATTTGGCACTACCGCAAGTTCCACCCCGTAAACGGGTGGTAACCCAGCCGCGTTGGCGGCTTTGGCCCAGTTGGCCCATGCATAGGTGCTGCAGCGGTCGCTAATGGGCAGGCAGGGCCAACCTATGGCCTGCAAACGGGCCTGTACCTCGTTTAAATGCCCGCTGGCTGACTTAAAACTGAAACCTGTGCGCACGCGCATAGCCGCTGGCCTCCTCGCCCTATGCCAATCCTATCGACGCGGTACCATGGTAAGTTATACCCATAGTTACCCACAGTCCCCGGAGCCGTACCCTCAAAAGTCCGTAACCTTGGCGCAGGAGTCTTGCTTTTATGCGCCAATTGCCACGACGGTTGTGCCAATTGGCACATGCGCACAAGTAGTTAAACATGTGCCAGTAATTGCCGCTAATTGCCAGTAATTTGGCACACCATGCAAAAAGGTGGCGCCCCGGTCCCAGTTGTGCCGCTGATGAGCCGGGGCGCCCGTTGGCCACAGCTTTATGCTTGGTGTGGTCCAACGTTTCTTCATTTGCTTACAAGTGCAATCTCGTCTTGAAGCTCTTTGATTTTTTCAGCCTGTGCGCGGATCATGGCTTCCTGCTGGCGCACTTTTAACCGTAAACGGTCTAGCTCTTGCAACATGGCCGCATTCATATGTTGTGGTTCACTGGTGGTGGTTTTCATTTGCGCTCCTTGGCCTTGAGAGCCATCACACGCGCAGCTTGTACTTTGAGCAGGCGTATGTCGCCAGCCATGGCAACCATTTCCTTACCTATTGGGTTGCGCAATGTTAGGTCCGCCGCAAACACCATGACGTGCCCACACGTGGCACATATGGTAAAGTCACCAGGGCTTGGTCTAGTGTCTGGCGTAGTGCCCATGGCCATGTCATTCATTTTGCCGCAAGCAAGGCACGGGCTGGGTGGCACGGCAACGTCTAATATGTTCATCGCAGCACCAATAGGCCAAACCCCATACCACCAATACAAATGATTAGCAGTATAACCGCAAACCATAAAACGGCAATGCGGTTTTGTTTACGTTCAAATGGTGTTTGGTCATGTTTCATATGATGATCCATTCGTATCCGCATCCGACGCGGAATATTGATTAGGAACACACTCACGAGCAGAGCCAACACGTTGAGGCTTACAAACAACCATAATCCTTCCATTAAATAATCCCCTGCCGGTGTAGCTCATTGCAGCATTTGGCCAGGGCTTGCACGTCCGCTTTGGCGCGGTGCGCGGTGGCGAATTTTTCCTTGAACAGGTGAGTGTACATTTCCTCAAGCTTCATGCGGTCGCCTTTTAGGTGCGCGGTTTGCTCTATGGTACATAGGCCCATTGGCCAGTTAATAACGCGCTGCAAGCGTTGCCCCTCAAGGTTCAACACTTCCTTGTCAAAGGCCAAGTTGTGCGCGATTACCAATGGGGCTTCTTCAATAAAGCTAAAAATTTGCTTGGCCACTTGAGCAAACATTGGCTTGCCTGCAAGCATGTCATTTGTAAGCCCGGTGATGGCGGTGATGTTTTTGCGGCGGGTGCCTTCTTCCTTAAACGGTGTTGGTGGTTTTATCAGCAAGTCTAATTCACGCAGTAGCCTATACTTGCTGGTACCGTTGAACGTGTACAGGGCGCCGTAAAACTCTATCACGCTGGGCTGCCGATCTGCCTGCAGCAAGGCGGTAGACATAAGTCCTGTTGTCTCGGTGTCAAACAACATGGCCCTTAACATTGGCGGTCATCCTTGCGGTCACTTTTCCACTGTGCATAAAACGTTTCACAAGCTGCCTCGGCTGCTTCTTTACTGTCAAACTCACCAAGGTCGTGGCGGGTGTTGTCAAACCGCTTGGCACCTACGGCCTTAACGCTGGCACGCCATTCGCGCTCTTCTTCATCCTTACTTACGACAAATGTAAATCTATCATCAACCGTGGTGCCCCACACACGTAGTTCTTGGAACTTTGATGGCAACGGTACGAATTTCATTTTGATTTGGCCAATGTTACATCATCTTCCCAGGCGTAGAACGCATAACTGCCTTCAACGAATTTGTACATTATGCGCTGCTGCATTACAAAGTCACCATTGATGATGGTTGGTACGCGTATTGCCACGGGCCAGCTAATGCGCGCGGGTGCCTTGCGTCCCTTAACCTGCACCAGTTGATTGGTGGTGTATTTAGTTATTGCCTTGGCCATCTTTTATTTCCTCGTCCACAGCCAGTAGCAAAGCACTGTAAACAGAATTATCCAAAGCACTGTCAGGGTGCCCACCACTTGCAAAGTTATTGGCATAACGAGTCTGTTTCATGATTTGCAGGGTGAACAAGTAAAACCTGGTAAAGTCATTTGGTGTGTTTAAGGTCAGGCCATCCGGGAACATTGCCGCCATTGCTGCACCAACCTTGTGCCAGTTGCGGCCATAAATTGGGTGGCGCTCGCGGTAGGTGTTGGCGGCAGCCTCTAGGATTTGGTCGGTAGTTCTGGCCATGCATACTTTTCCGTTTGCTTTTCCCAGCATTTAGGGTGCCACACCGTGTCGGCAATTAAAACATAGTCACCGCGCAGTAGACCATGGTTCCCTGACGCCCACCATGTGAGGATTGGCACCCCACAACCAGTGCAATTGATAATGGCTTGTTCGTCAGCCATGCTACGTCCTTATGACGTGGTACTCGTACAGGTAGTCAGCCAATTTTTTCTGGAGCATCACAACTTGGTCATTTTCCTTGGCAGCGTTGACCGCTACATTAAGCTCACGCAGCACTGGCTTGCTGGCTTGCTCAGCAGCGAGGTAGCCGCGATAATAAATGGCGCGGTCACCACGGGCTGCCATGGTCAGGAAGGCTTCAAAGTCCTCACGGGTTCTTATTTCCAGCATGGCTATTTTCCACGGCGCATTACACTGCGCAGGTCTACGGTGCGCTCGCCACAGGCTAACAGCACGGCAGCCACGGTGGCAAATTGCGGGCGGCGGGTGCGGCCTTTATACCAACCGTACAACGTGGTGGGTGCCACGTTACTTTCCTTGGCTATTTTGCTGGGGCCACCGTTGGCAAATACCTTGGTCCGGGTGTAGTCAACAATGGGGTCCTTGTCCAGGAAGTTATATGATTTATAGACCCGCAGTGTGCGGCTGGCTTTAGTGCGCGCGAGCATAGGCGTCGCCCTCCCTTACAAGTAAGCCTTTGTTAGCCAAGCTATGAATGGCGCTACTGACGGCTTTTTCCTTTTGCTTGCCGTTAAGTTTATTGATAATTTCAAACCGGCGCATTGGCTTGTTCAATGCTTTCAGCACAGCTTCGGCAGCCGTGCCCTTGCCGGGTTTGTAAACGCCTTTTTGGGTTTTGCCGTTTTGGCGCTTTGCATAGGCGCGGCGCTCAACCGGCTCAAGCTTGTCATAGCCGACCATGTTGGCCCATTCGGGTAATGCGTCTACCAGCACGCCCATTTTGTTTATGGGTATGCGCAGCCTTACATCAATATATTTCATGGTGTGGTCCTTTCTGTTGGTGGTTGGATGCGCTTGATGTATTTGAAATAGCATCCAGGGCTAAAGGCGTAGATTTGGTACTGGTACTGCCTACCAAACAGTTCACTGCGTGGGTTGCTGAAGTCTGTGTTGGTATGTTCAAGCGTTATGGTTTTTTGCACCAGTCTGCAGGTGTTGGTTTCCGTTGGCCATGCTTCCCATTCGTCTAGGTGCACGCCAACGTGGCTGAAAAATGGATTGCCCAAGCCATACCATGGGCTGCGCAGGTGCCAGTTTGGCCCCTCAAGCCATTGGATAATTTCAAATTCCATATGCATGCTGTAGTTGAACATTAAGTGCGCAACATTTTGATGCTCTTTATGGCCTTCACCTAGTACCCAACTGCGGCACGTAACAATGTCATTAATCCATGGTCGCTCTTTTAAATTGAAATGCTCCATGACAACGTCCCGCTGCTGGGCGTTGGTTACGGCTACAGCAATTTGGTCCATCTTCATTGTTGGGCAGCCTTTACTATACGCAACAGTTTATCTAAAATTTTATCATAGGTTTTTTGATTTGGATCCTTGGCATATGCAACATAGGCAGCTACCAATGCGGCGTCATAGGCTTTGCCCATGGCAAGCTGCACTTTGTGCGGTTTAGCTATCATCATTTCACCAATTTCTAGCGCCAATGCCTTTGATCGTATTTCTAATTTCCTAATAGTAGGGGCAATTGCAGCGTCTGGCTCACGCCCAGCGTCACAGGCTGCTTTTGCTTTGGTCAATAGTTCACCAATTTGTAAATCAAACTCGGTTTTTTGCCAAATTTTGTCAGCTAGATTGGTTCTCATGGTCCATTCCCATATATGCCTCATGCGCTTCTTTTGGTGAATTAAACCTGTCCAAATAAATTCTGCGTTAACATTTAAGACCCATATGGCAGAATGCAGCCGTGTAGGTAGTAGTGCCTTGCTTTTTCTGTTAGCAACCAACCAACCAACTCGGCAACGGCATTTATAGGTGTTTCGGCGCCCACTGGCAAGCTACTTGTTTGCTTGGCTTTAACTTCGTCCCAGGTCCAGCCCCGGACTTTGCTAACCTGTGCGTCAACGCTGCTGGACATTGCCGTGCCAGCCAGCCGGTTGGGGCTGACGCCAAAAACGATAATGCGGTCCGTAACAAATAGTTCATGGGCCATCTGGCGCGTCATCATATGCGCGGCGGCTTTGCTGGCGTTGTAGGCAATAGAGGCAGTCATCGGCACATGGCTGGCGTTGCTGATGATGTTGCATACAGTGCCGTCACGCAGCAGCGGCAGCAGCGCGTGCACGGTGTTATAAATGCCGGTGGCGTTGACGGCCATAACCTTGTGCCATTGCGTGGGTGTCAAGTCCTTAAGATAATTCACCACATTCACCCCAGCGCAATTCACCAGCAAGTCAACGTGGGCACCTTTAAGCGCGGTTATGGCGTTCCGTATGCTTTGGGTGCTGGTAACATCAACGTTGGGCAAATCCCAAATGGTTACGTTATAGTGCTGCGCGAGCTCGCTGACCAATGCACGGCCCAAGCCACCACGCCCACCGGTTACAATGGCATGCATTATTTTTTACCTTCCATCACTTCCATTAGCGCATCAAATTTTTCATCTATGGAAGCACCAACACTTTCTACTATTGCACTTTCCTTATAGGCCAGAGCGTTGATTGCATTGGCAATTGCCATAAGGCCCAGTGCCATTGCATAGCGACTGTCACCAGCGTTGGCGCGACGTTCCCATTCCGTCAGTTTGTCAAACATTGGAGCACCTGTATTCCTAGTTGTTTGTAAACTGCACAAACGTCGTTGTCACAGCATACATTATTCTATCCTTGCAAATTCACCATGTAAACGTTTTGCTGCAGCGGCATAAATAGCTTTTGCTTCAGCAATTGTTGAAAAACTTCCTAAATTATATATTTTGTAATTGGCTTGAATTGTTACGCGCCATGGTTTTTTCAAGTTGCGTTTTGATTTTCTAACTCCTTTTAAAAAAATTCTTGTATTTTGACATTGTTGTGTGCGGTTTGCTTGACGCAGATTTTTCCATTTATTATTAATTCCGTTACAATCTTTATGATCAATTTCTTCTTTAGGCCAACTACCAGTTACATATAACCAAGCAAGACGATGTGCCATATATGGACGACCATTAATTTGAATACGAATATATTTTTTGTGAGTGATACAACCAGCAATCATACCAATACACACACACCTTTTTGTAACACGCCAAGTAAAGATTCCTGTGCGCTTGTTATAGTGTAAAATGCTACGAAGATAAGCAACAGTTAAAGACATTGCAGCACCTGCAAGCCTATTTGCTTATAGACCAAACAGATATCGTCTCTGCTGTCAATTGCTATGACATTTGTGTAGTCCTTAAGCAAGGTCAAAACCAATCGTTGTTTCAACAATGGTGCGGGGTCCCAGTCATCATCAGGGCGCATTAATATTTGGTCACCAACCGGGCAGTGCTGCATGAGCCACGCCATGGTAGGTTGCCGTAGCTTGGCTTGGCGACTGGTGACGAATGCCAATTGCCAATCACCATTGTGGGCGAGGCTTTGCAATAGCTGGCACATAGGCAGCACGGGCTTATTGTCATTGGCCAAGGTACCATCAATATCACTTACCAACAAATTCATTACGTATTAACCCAGTCCTGCATCTGCTTGGCAGTCGTGGTCAGGGCGTTGGCCCATTCCTGAACCTCGCGGCGCGTGATGGTGCGCTTGGTAATGCGCAGCGCCAAGGTGCCGGTCACCTGACAAATATCATGGTGCCATGCTATCATCAGGTGGCCAAGGTTGCTGTCTGTTTTTTCTTGGTCGAGGTTATGCGGCTTGGGTGATGGAGCTTTTTTAGTTGCCATATCTTTTCTTCCAGTTGATCTACGTTTATGTTCATTTCCAACCATTCTGCTGGCCACGCTTCACGGTTAAAGTGCGCAAACATGGCCAGCAGCAAATCTAGCTCGGACTTGGTTAGTATGGTTACGTCGCTGTTGTTGGCCGCTTCAACAGCGTTGTTCTTAGGGCGCCGACGCCACTTTTGGCCAGTATGTCTAGGCATTTCGCTAGTTCCTCCATCCCACAACAATGTGCCGCCACGCTGCGTGCCAGCATTACATTTAGTCCGTAGTCATGCGCGGTATAAGTGATGGTTGCGCGCGGTGGCCACGGTGCCATTAGGCCAATGCCGTGGTGCAGACCCATTTCCCAAATTGTCCCTGGATCTCTATCATCTACCAGGGCCACAACCACGTCCGCCCAGCGCACTTGCTTGACGTTTTCTTGCAGCACTTTGTCGGCTGCTAGTTCGCGGTCTACCGCAGACAAATCCTTGAGGATTATGCCACTTTGTCGTGGACTGTATAGTTGGAATTGTTTGTAACTTTGAATTATAAACTCAAGCTGCCCAACCGTCTCAAGTTGACTTGGTGTGAAAAACGGTGCTGCTAGGTAGATGTTGATTGGCATTTGGTTCTTTTCTGTTCTATGGAGGATGCTGCACAGTGCGTCAGCTAGCCTATTCACTTACATAACCTTTCCAAAAGGGTGCGCGGTGAGTTAGTTCAGCCTGCATGGCTGGCAGCCATGGGACTTTGTCTATGCTATGTAGCCTGCAGTAAATTGGGCAAATCACGTTTGGATCCTTGCCCTGCCTGCGTAACTCGTTGTCGGTAGGGTAGGGGCAATGGCCGTCAGCACATGGCAACGTGCCAGGGCCAAACTGGCTAGTGATGGGTGCCCATAGGTCCGCTTGTGCAATCCAGCACGCGCGTTTGGACATAATGGTTTGCCAAAAGCTGGTGGGTGCAACTAATTCCATTGTTATTTGTTCATGCAGGTCCATTTCCAATACAGACGGGTTACCTAACAGGTGCCAAAAGTCATCTACGAATTGTAACGGCCTATGCCGCACAATCTGTGCACGCAAGGCCAGTGGCACGCGCGCTTGCACCAGAGTGTAATTGCCAAGCTGCACGGGTGCCACGTAATTTTGTGTGATAAAACCCTCATACAAATATTTGTCCAAGCTTAAACTTTTAAACAGCGCGGTGACACATGCTTCTGGCAGCATTTCATGTAGTATGCGCAATAATTCAAGGCCAACGTCCTCAAATCTATCCTGTAAATTTTCATCCGTAAATTCGCTGGCATATTCAAAGTATTTTGAAAATTTGCACAGGTCACGCACGGTCAGATAACTGCACCAAGATGTATGTGCGGCCACGGGTAGGTACATGCGCCATTGGTCTTGTGGTTTGCCAGCGGCAATGGCAGCGCCCATGTTGACGAGCGCTGCCCTGCTGTTAACATACTGCCGTAATTCCTCAGGTACGGTAAATTGCAGCGGGTCATCAACGCGACTGGTGCGTGCCCACAGATGGTGATTGCGCATGCTGGTGAATATTTCGCGCTCTAAGATCATAAAGTCTTCAAAATGCAGCACTGCGCCACATAACTCAAGCACAGGAGCGTCAACCGAGCAAATTTCCTTAAGCGGCGTCGTCGCTGTCGGGTCGCGGCTGAGTGCCCAAGCTTGCTGTAGCATTTCTGCTGGTAGTTTCTCCAGGATTGTAATCTTCATGTATGGTCCCTAACATGCGGTTGTCTTGGTCGGCAGCTTCCTGCACTATGCGGATTAATTCAACACACAGCACTACCAAATACAGGCGTTGTTCGGCGTTGAACCATTGATCATTGTCTAGTTTGCGTTTCAAGGCTGGCAGGAACTTGGCTACGTTATTGGCCTGCTTCACCATTGTTAGGTTACCACGGCATAGAATTTCATCCCACAGCTTGTAAACCACGGCAGCCTTGTCCGCCAAGTCAACAAGCGCACCTATTTTGCCAAGTTTGGCACGGTTGCTGGTGGCTAGCACAATTTCGTTGGCTGTGTTGCACAGGTGTAGTTCTTCAATCACACGTATAATGCCTTCATCCTTGAGCTTTTTGAAAATGGCTATGGTTTCTGTGCTGTGATACTTGACCGGGCGGGCAATGTCGCCAGTGACAAGTTCTTCTATGTCATGCACCACGGCACGGCTTAATAGCTCATCCATGTCAACTGCGTATTGAAAGCCACCAGCCACGGTGTTTAGTTCCACACCCAGCAGATAGGTAAACAGGGTAACCCAGCCGGTGTGTTCTAAAACGCTCTCAGGTGTCACCAGCTTGGTTTGGCTGTAGCGCGCAAGGCTGGCTAGGCCCTGCGCGCAGTGGAACACCTTTAGCAGTTGCACTCACATACCCTCTTCTTCTTCGGCGACGGCGTCAGGTGCCTCGGCCTGTAGCCGGTTTGATTTCCAGTCATCAAACATCTGGTCAGCACGGTGAAACTCTTCCATGTTGCGTATCATGAAAGCGTCCTCAGGGGCAAACTCGTACCACGTGCCCATGGGGTTGGTGCGCTGCTTGATGCGCAGCCGGTAGATATAGTTGTAGGCAGCAGCGCGGGCGCCTGACTTTGTTTCCTTGACGTTCATCAGGCTTTGCCAATACTCATACACGGCAAACCCGGTGGATTGAAAACTAACCATGTACGGCATTGCCGGTTTAGTTTCGTCTTCTTGGACTACAAAGCCATACCAGCACTTGGTGCGGATAACCTCATTGCCGTTGGGCATGTAGTAGCGCGGTGGGCGGTTGCGGCCACCTTTGGTGTCACGTTTTGGCACAGCTTTTTCCGGCATTTCCTTATGCACGGCGACAAAGCCACCACCTTTTTCACGCGGCACCCACTCCACAAAACGCTCTTCCCAAGCTACTGGCTGGAACAATATGCCATCGTCGCCATCCACGATTGGCGTTGTGGCACCACGCAGCCATATGCTGCCCGCCGTGGCACCTTTGATGTAGGCTTGGTTCTGCTTGTTGCACTGTGGTGAAAGCGGCTGCAGCGGCACCGCTATGGGCATTATTTGGCGCGGGGTGGTGTCAATGCCCTTGCCAGCGGCGGCTTCCATTGCCTCTTCAAGGTTGGCAGGCACTTGCCCCTTGACGACCGTCAAATTGGTTTTGCTTTTTTCTTTCTGCTTGGTGACTTTAGCCATTAGTCTGGTTTCCTCTGTTTGAGAACTGCGACGTTGCCCAGGTGTCCCCCGACAACGTCAAGCGGTGGGGCACGGCCCTGAGTAATTTCTTCACGTAACCATGCGCCCAGTGTTTGGTTGTGCACGGTTTCACTTATTTCTGGCTCTACGCCAAGCTTGCGCAACGCGGCTACTACCCGCTTGACCATGGCTTGGCTGTTACGCGCCAACCTGACGGTGATGGCGGTTTTGATCAGGTCACCATGGCCTTTGTCCTTAAGCCATGCAAATGCGGCTTTGCGTTGCGCTTCCGGCCATGCCGCAGCAATGTTGGCGGTGATATGCCGCTTAAGCTCAATGTCATAAGCTGGGTTGTTACCCTCGGCTGGTAGGCCAAGTTGGTCCATGCCTGCAGCCTGCATCATGCTTGGTAGTTCGCTGTAGATTACGTTGTTGTAGATTTCCTTGGTTCGCTCAAGGCGTTCTTCAAGGTCAGCGCATGCCTGTTTAAGGTCGCGGGCTTCGGCAGCCTTCAACCGTATGTTGGCAAGCGTGGGTGCGTTGTGTTGGATTTCTGCTGCAGCAATTTCTGGCACTTGGTCCCCCTAAAAAAGTGGGTGGCAACAGTTACGCTACCACCCGTTAACAAACAACGCAAGGTTTAAAACCTATTCCGCCGTTGTGCCCTCTTCAGGTGCGGGTAGGCCACGTAAATAGTCGCGTCTAATTGCTTCAGGAAGTCCTGGAATAGTTATGATCTTTTTAACTAGTGTTAGACCATGACTGCGATATTGTTCACGGTCTTTTTGTCTGTGTGCCATATATAGTGGGTGTGCTCCTGGGCAAACTAATATGCCCCAACCAAGTATTTCATCATCACCTTTACCTATTCGTGTCCATTGACTTAAATCAGCATTGGGTGCGGGTGGGTCACACCAACGATGACCATTTCTAACATGTTCCCGCACGTACCTTTTACTGACTGGCTGAATGCGATAGCCATGCCCTCCTAACCCAATAGCAAAAGTGTTACGCACATCTTCAGAGCCACCAACCCCTTCAGAAATTTCCCTAATTGGTCTTGAAGACCATGCTCTTATACGGATAGCATTATAACGATCAATGCCACGAGGGAAAGCGGCTCTACCATATTCATCCCATTGCATGTAATACGCACCTTTGTCACAATATGGATATGTAGGATCAGCCATCCGTTGACGTATTTCAACAATGACATCATTAATCATGATTATTTGGGCATTCTTATCCGGCATTGGTGGCCTTTGTACTCTCATTTTTTATGTCTCCCTTAGTTGTGTTATGTACACTTTGAATTTTTCAACGACGTCTTCTAACGCACCTCTAAGATTATTTACAGTACTAGCATGAGCGTTTTCTTTATATTGTATGAATTGTTCAATTACAGATATGTGTTGCCCTTGGCAAAATTCTAATAAAAAGCTGGCCTCACCTAAACCAGCTTGATTAATGTCTGGCAATTCATCATTGCCATTGCGGCGTCTAGTGGACCTATTTGACCCACTTGCCCTTGTATTTGTTGAACTTTCTTGGCTACGAGTGGACCTATTTGGTCCACTTGAAGTTTCTCTACCAGTATCACGACGAACAGTTGTTCGCGCTACACCCAATGTACGTGCTGTGTCACGTTCACTTACGCCGCTTTCAATTAAAGCTCTAGCAACACGTTGCCTGCTTTGAATTGTAAAGCGCAAATCCTCTTGACTGTATAAATGCAGGTTTACATCACGCTCTATAACACCGCGTACAGCTTCAAGTAGCTTTGCGACCGGTTTGGCGTTTTCTTCACGATTGGGGTGTGGCATTGGTTAACCTTGACATAGGTTAGTATGGTAGCCATTACCGTAAACTGCGGGTGTAGGCGTCGCAAATCATTTTAAACAGGTTGCGACGGCTTGGGTGCATTTCAGACCATTTATTTATTTCCATGCTGCAGCTTTGCAAAAAATCCTCAACCTCGTCAGGGTCTTTTTGCATCATGCCCAATGGGTCAGTGTAGTCCCAATTGGCCTTCAGCAACATGTTGGCCACACGGTGCACACCAGTACGGTCAAAGCACATGTCTTCAATCAGGTTTAGGGCTTGCTCGGTGCTGGCTGGGCGCGTGCTGTGCTGGGTTTGTTGTTGGTTGCCATTAATAAGGGCGTCGGCAAGCTTGGCGCCAAAGCTGGTGCCCTCACGCCAACCTAATGCGCGCCGTAACGCATTGCGCGCAACCGCGCCGTGGGTGGTGTCATTCCAGGTGTCAAGTTGGTTGATGATTTCTTGCCGCGTCATGTGCTGCTCCTTTCATTACTGTGCTGTTGTACCGACACATTATGCTTAATGCAATTTGCGTTGTTTGGCAAGACCGTTGTGCACAGCCGCCCTATATAGGGGACAATCAACCAAACAAATATTTTGTCATGCCCGGTTGCCAAACGGGTGCGGCGCGTGGCAGCCTGCTTGGTCGCGGTTGTGCCTTTTTGCTTTAAAATTTAACAGCATCACACATCGGGAGGGACGCATGTCCCTTGCAGAACTGTCGGCGACCAGTACTGCGTTAGAAGTGGCTTTGGCTTACGCCCGTGCAGGCATTCCGGTTTTCCCGTGCAACCCGTTAAATAAACGGCCGCTTACGCGGCACGGGTTCAAGGATGCTACAACAAATGAAACTGTAATAAAAGGATGGTTTGAAATTTGGCCCAACGCGCTCAACGGTGTGCCGTGTGGACCGCTGAGTGGTTGGGTGGTGGTGGACAAGGACCGCAAGGATCCCAACGTCGCAGATGGCGTCGCTACTTGGCGACTTTGGTTGAAGCAGCGCGGCAAGGTGGTGACGCGGCAGCACAGTACACCAACCAATAACGGTGGCCATGAAGTTTTCATTTGGGAGCCGGGTTGTGGCAGCATTCCGCTGGGCACGCTTGGCCCTGGCATAGAAATCAAAGGTGAAGGCGGCTATATAATAGTGCCGCCCGGTCATTTGGACCATGGCGGCGCCTATACGTTGACGCAAGCCTGCGCACCCGTGGCATTGCCAACATGGTTGCGGGACATGATTGTTAGCCATTGTAGCGCGCGGCAGGCGCCCCGCGAGCGTGCCCAGGTTGGTAACGCTTATAGTCCGGTAGATGATGAGCGTGCCAGCAAGCAACCGCTAACCTGGACAGCCCACGATTTTGCGGAAATGCGCTTGGTGCTGGCCGACATTCCTGCTGATGATTATTGGGTGTGGTGGAAGGTTGGTTGCGGCCTGTGGGACAAGTTTGGCGAAGACGGCAAACCACTGTTCAAGGAATGGTCCGCGACCAGCCCTAAATACATAGCGTGGCAGTGTGAGCGCAAATGGCGTGACTGCCAGCAGGTGCACAGCATCACGGTCGCTACAATATATCATTTGGCGCAGGAATTTTACGAGGTAGCGGCGCTAGATGAGGTGGTCGGTGTCGCGGAGGGTTTAGCCGCTGCCACTGAGCCTGCGCCCAAGGTTGTCAATATGGAGGGCCAACCAACGGATGAGCACGGCATACCGTTGGTACCGTTACGCTTAGAGGACTGGGACATGCGCGTATTAGCTGAGCCGGTGTTTTTATGTGGCAAATGGCTAACGACTACAGCACGCACCTTGATTACTGCGGAAACTGGCATAGGTAAAAGCATGTGGGCTATTGGCTTGGGGATGGCCATGGCTGCAGGCAAACCATTTTTGCATTGGCAATGCCCTACACCGCACCGCGTACTGCTAATAGATGGCGAAATGTCAAGACGCGTCACCAAGCAACGATTAAAGGATGAAATTTTACGGCTTGGTGGTGTCATTCCACAAACCATGTTCATTTTAAATCATGAAGACATTGATGGTTTCCAACCGCTGAACACCAAGGAAGGACAATTGCTGATAGAGCGGCAAATTAAAATCATTGGTGGCGTTGACTGCATCATCTTTGACAATATCATGTGCCTAGTCAGTGGCGACCAAAAGGATGAAGAGTCATGGAATGAAGTAACACCATGGATGCGCAAATTAAGCCAACGCGACATTGCTCAGGTTTGGTTACACCACACCGGCCATGACCTGACGCGCAGCTATGGTACCAAGACGCGTGAATGGCAGATGACCAATTATATTCATTTTGAACGCGCTGATGAAACTAATGACCGTAGTTTGAATTTTAATTTAAAGTTTAAAAAGGCTCGTGAATGGACGCCCGACACCCGCCAAGATTTTGTTGACGTACAGGTTAGGCTTGATGACGGCGCCTGGGTTTGGTCTATGCCCGAGGGTGGCCGCACGTTGCGCCCGCTTGGGCCAGCGCAACAGAAATTTTATGAGGCGTTGTGCGCTGCCACGGCACAGTCCGGCAGTAACTTTAATGGGCACCCAAGTGCCACTCAAGAAGCGTGGCGTGCCGCTTGTATTAGTCGCGGGTTGTACGACGCCCAACGCCAGCCAACGGCCTTCCCGACCGCGCGGCGCCGCCTGGTGGAGTCTGGCTGGATGGCCTGCAACGAGGCCATGGCTTGGACCATTGGCGCCAACGAACGCACAGCTTTTTAGGGCTGCCAACAGCCCTATTTTAGGGGGTTTTGTTGTCTGACAACTTGCCAACCGATAATCAGCCGATAATCAGCCGATTTGTCGGCTGTTGTCAGGTGTTGTCACTTAGCATCCCTGGGACGGTTGTCAACCTGGCACACCCCTAAAGGGGTGTGTGCCATGGGTTTGACAACCACCAAGTCCTCGGTGCAGGTGTTGCCAAGCTCCCCCGGCTCGGCTAAACGTTTTGACCCAACTTGTGCCGCTTACGTAATCCAAGGCCACAACATGAAAATTGCGTGAGGCAGCCGTGCAGCCGTGCTGGGCGCTCATCGTTACAGAACCGCGTGGTGAACGTATCGCCAGTAACAGCCTTGCACGGCATGAAATAAATCACTTTCTGTTCAAGCATGAAATTATGCGCTTACGACGCGGCGTTATGCTGACGGAGCGCGTGCCAGCCTTCCCGCGTTACATTTTCATCCACATGCAAGAAACGCTTTGGGCACTGGTGCGTGAATTGACCGGTGTGCTGGACTATGTGCGTGTTGGTGCAGCACCTGCAATCCTAGCGGAAGAAATTATCAGTAAACTGGTGGCTGAGGCGCGCGTGGTGCAAGGTGACTACGTTTTGCCACTACTGACAAACGTGCGCGAGCGTTTTGCGTTTGGTGACCGTGTTGCGATAGTTGACGAAAGCGTGATGTACGGTTGTGAAGGCTTGTATCAGTACAGGCTGCGTACAGGGCGCTGCGTGGTGCTTATGCCTTGGCTGGGCCAAATGGTACCGGTTGAGGTTACCGAGAAAAGCATTGAGCCGCTGCATGTGTTGCGGACGCGCAAGCGTAATGCGCGCCGTAGGCGCAATGGCGAGGCTCTACAGCAGGTTGCTGCCTGAGATCCTACGCTTGGGAGCGTGTGGTTGCAGGCTCGGCAGTTGGTAGGCACAATCCCTGCCGTGCGCAGCATGTTCGGTTGGGAATCTTTTGAATCTCACAACGGTTTTTTACGGACAATGCCAATACAGCCTAGCACTAAATACAGATTTGGAAAAATCTGTGTTAAGCATCCACACTTAAATGGATGGCGGCGCAATCTTGCGTGTGTTGAGTGTGCAAAGGCAAACACCAAAAAACCTGAGCGACATGCCAAGCGTTTAAAAATTAATAAAATGTGGAGGCGAAAATATACACGTGGTAAATATAAAACTGATATTGATCATCAACTTAGACGCATGCTAAGAAGCCGATTGCGTAATGCTTTGGATGGAAAAAAGAAGGCTACCAACACTCTTAAATTACTTGGTTGCACCGTGGAATATTTTCGTGAACATTTAGAAAAACAATTTTTACCTGGTATGACTTGGACTAATCGTGGTCAATGGCGCATTAACAATGAGCCTGTATGGCATGTTGACCATATCAAGCCTTGCGTTGCGTTTGACTTAACAAAGCCTGAGCAGCAGCAGGAGTGTTTTCACTATAGTAATTTGCAGCCGCTTTGGGGAGTTGACAATTTGCGGAAAGGTGTAAAACAGGACAACGTCCATGATGTTGTGTGTCAACTGCATGCGTGAAGTCAAGTGTCGTTATGGCAGCGACTCGTGGATTGGGCCTTGGTGCAGTGACCAATGCAAAGCGGACTTTGCAAAGCGTCAGAACGCTGTGCCAGCGGTGCAGGTGCATGATGAGCCAGAGTTGCCATTCCCAGCGATGGTGAGGCATGCCTAGCAGACGTCATCGTTGGGGTTGGTACGGCTTGGCTGCGTGGAAGCGTAGACGCAGGCACCAGCTACGTACTGAACCGTTGTGTAAGTATTGCCGTGCTGTTGGCATGGCTGTGCCTGCCACGCACGTTGACCATGTTGTGCCACACCATGGTGATTATAATTTGTTTGTCACCAGTGAATTACAATCCCTGTGCATACACTGCCACAACAAAACCAAGCACATTGAGGAACTACATGGTTACACGCATGCATGTGGCTTTGATGGTTGGCCAACTGACCCACGCCACCCAAGCAATGCAACCACCCCGCGTGTGTAGGTTATAACGCGACACATTCATACACGCATTCATATGTGGACGCTACAGCGTTTCAGCATAGCTATTTTATTCAACAATCACAATATGATAGTGGTGTTATTTAGCACGTAATGAAGTATGGAACTCGTATTGAAAGCTTTTCATATTATCCCTGAAAAAGCCTAATGAAAACAGGGGGATAGGTGATGGTAGCTTCAGGGGCAGGGGGGCTAGACAAAAAGAGGCCCTTTTGCGGCCGTTTGACGCGGCGGCACCCGAAAAAAAGGAACTGTCATAACTAAGTGCTTGTATTCATTAAACATTTTTTCGTGAAGCGCACCTGATACCGGCTGGCCTTGGACAAAGCATAAACTTTCAGTATTTACAGGGGCTTACAGGCAGTTTTCATAGGTGTTTAGGTAGCTTTTTCAAGCCATGCAGGGCTGCAGGTTGTATTTAAGGTATTTCAGTATGGCAAGTTATCATGCCTTAATTTCATAACTCTAGGTTGTGCAACCGAAAAACGAGGTTAATGCGTGGGTGTACGTGGTCCGGGCGCCAAGCCCAATAAAAAGGTGGAAACTAACCCCAACCCTGGTGGCAGGGGTAAATATACCTCTATTGAAAAGCGGGCTATGCGGCTGCGTGCTGCAGTGCAGGAAGAACGCGACGCACGCCTGCAGCGCATTAATGGCGCCCCAGTGCATCGCCGCAGAAGGCGCGGGGTTTATAACCCCAGTGAGCCGCGCCAGCCCTGGCAAACGCCGGGTCGCAATCGTGCCGCCAAGGTCATTGCCTTCATTGAAAGCCTTGTAATTACTTCCGGGGAGCTTGAGGGGCAGAAGTTAAGCCTGCGACCCTGGCAGCGGCAGTTTATTGAGGCAGTTTACGCCACGGACAATGAAGGGCGGCGCCTGGTGCGGACGGCGGTGCTCAGTATGGGCCGCAAGAATGGTAAAACCCAATTGGCGGCGGCGCTTGCGCTGTGTCATTTGTCCGGGCCGGAGGCCGAAGAGCGCGGTGAAGTATACGCCTGTGCTAACGATCGTTTCCAGGCCAGCAAGTTGTTTAATGAAATGTACGCCATGCTGCGGGCCAATGACTACCTGCGTGACCGCAGCAACGTGTACCGTGCTCGGAAGGATATTGAAGACCTAGACAATCACAGTGTATTTTACACACTGACCAGTGAAGCTAAAACCAAGATGGGCCTTAGCCCTAGCTTTGTGGTGTATGATGAGCTTGGCCAGTCCAACAGCCGCGAACTGTACGACACTATGGACAGCGCCATGGGCGCCCGCAAGGAGCCGCTGTTATTGGTCATCAGCACGCAGGCTGCCACCAGCGCGGCGCCGTTCAGCCAACTGATTGACTACGGCATTAAAGTCAAAGCCGGGGACATTAAAGATCCAAGCTTCCACCTGACGTTGTACACTGCCCCGGATGAGGCTGACCCGTGGGATGTTAAAACTTGGCACATGGCCAACCCGGCGTTGGGTGACTTCCGCAGCATGGAGGATGTGCGGCGCATGGCGTTGCAGGGCCAGCGCATACCGGCACAGGAAAATGCGTTCCGTAACTTGATTCTAAACCAGCGCATCGCTGCGGAGGCGCGGTTCATAGAGCCTTCCGCGTGGAAGGCGTGCGTGGCGACGCCTGCCATCAATCCAGGGATGATTGTCTACGGTGGCCTGGACCTGGGCAGTACACGGGATATGTCCGCTTTGGTACTCGCGGCGCAGGACCCTGTCAGTGGTGAAGTCAGCGTGGTGCCTTACGTGTGGGTGCCGGGTGACCTTAACGCCCGCACCAATGAAGACGGCGCCCCTTACGCGGCCTGGGCCAAGGAGGGTATCGTCTTTGAAGCTGGCATGACCACGGACCCGCGCGTAATAGCCCGTAAGATCGCGGAGCTACACGGCAAGCACAAGATACGCGGCATAGCCTTTGACCGCTGGCGCATGGAAGAGCTCAAACGTGAGCTTGACGCCATCGGCTGCAACGTGCCGCTGGTTGAGCACGGCCAAGGTTACAAGGACATGTCAACCGCCGTAGACGTTGTGGAGCGCCTGTTGGTTGGCAAAAAGCTCCGGCATGGTGGCCACCCGGCGCTGACGTGGTGCGCCAACAATGCGGTGGTGACGCGTGACCCTGCAGGTAACCGCAAGTTTGACAAAAGCATCAGTCAGTATCAGGCACGTATTGATGCATTGGTAGCGATGGCGATGGCTTGTAATCTGGCGTTAGTCAAAAAACCTCCGGCGCCCCTTGACCTTAGCACCTTGATTGCATAGCCGTGCCGATTAAGATCACCTATGGCGGCACGGTTTTAATAGAGCAGGTATCGGAACCCGGCACGTGGCTAGCAACCACGTGCAATGGCGTAACCACCAAGGCGAAAGGACCAATAGTCGTGTACACTTTACCAGTTGGTATGAAAGTTGATGTGCAAGTTAGTTACGTTGACGCAGCAGGTAATCCAGCAGTTGTAGACGGCGACGTAGTTTGGGAAACCAGTGACAAGGACATTGCCAACGTATTCCGCATTAGCGGCAGTGACAGCACCAAAGTTTCGGTGCGGGCTGGCAAGCCTGGTCAGGTGCAGGTTACGGCCACTGCTGACGCTGACTTGGGTGAAGGCGTGCGCAGCCTGATCACCACGATGGATATAACCGTCGCGCCTGGTGAGGCTGTAGCTGGCACGATAAGCCCGGTTGGTGAGCCAGAACCTGCCTAGATGAAATGCCGCTTGCCCCGTTCCACTGTGCACTCGGCGACAGCCCCGAAGTTGAGCTCCAAGCGGCGGCGACAGTCAATATCGCTCCCGGCGACGACAGCGTTGACACAAACCGCGTACGAATTGTTGGAGCGGGAACTATCACAAGCCTTGGAGTTCCGTGCCAAGGGCAAACGGGCGAGCTCGGTGAGCAAGCGACAGTAACCAAGCGAATTTACTGGCTACCCACGGCGCCAGGAACAATTACGCTTAAGCATAATCCGCCCTTCCTTTGCCTGCTTGGAGAAAAGGATCGTACGATAGCAGGGAAGGCTTTTGGCACTTATTGCAGTGATGTTACGGGCTATTGGCAGGAGGATAGTTTTTCGCTTTCCAGTGAAAGCCCGACAGCTAGCGGTGGTGCCTTACTGGCTATGATTTATTACACGGCCAGTGCAACGATAACGATCCCGCCCGGTGCTACCCGTGCGTGGGTGCGCATGTGGGGCGGCAGCGGCGCCAGTGGCGGAACCGGTGCGGGTGGAGTTACAATCGGGTCGGCGGGTACTGGCGCTGGTGGTTATCTGGAAAAGTTCCTGACTGGTCTCACGCCCGCCAACACGCTGACCTTTACGCGCGGAAACGCGGGCGCACCAGTAAGCGGAAACAATGGCGGCAACGGTAGTGCCTCGACGCTTGCCAGTGGCACGCAGACGATTGCTACTTTGACGGCCAACGGATCAAATGGCTCTGCGTACGTTGGTGCCGCCGATATGGCCAGCTACAGCAACACCGGAATTGGCACACCGGGCGGCACCGCGACCGGCGGCGACCTCAACGTCACCGGACAAAGGGGCGGCAATGCCTACGCTGTTTCGTATGATGCGGGTAGTGGCGCAATCGGGTCTAACGCATCATGGCCCGGTCAGGGTGGCGCGTCAGCATTTGCACGCGGGGCAGCAGGCGTGGCGTACAACAGCCCGCTAGGCAATCCCGGCATTCCAGGAGGTCTAATCATCGCATGGTTCAATGATGCATCGTTATGAGCACGGGGCGGCGCAATGATGGGGCAACGTCATGGCGCAAACAGCAAGGAAGCATTCAGTAGAAGTATGGGGTAGACAAACTAGCCTAAGTCTGGAAGTTGAATTTTGGGACGCACTGCATAAAATTGCAGTGGACCAAAATATCACTACACAAGAGTTAGTTGAACAGATCAAGCAAGGTTATCAACCTAGTAGTCTGACATCAGCAGTGCGGTTGTTTGTGCTCAAGCATTATCAAGACAAATAGAGAGGCCCGCTTCCCTGGGGTTGTGCACCCCGCCAGTGCCTCTCATGGTCGGTGTGGCTTGTTGCTTGGTGCGGGTCACACCGACCGCCCTAACAGGAACAAATCAAACTATGAAGTGGTGGGAGCGGTTATTCATTATTTTGGCTTTAGCGTTAGTGTTTGGCATTGTGCTTTGGATTTCAGTTGGCTTCCCACCAGGTGGTACAATCAAATGAGGAACTACCATGCTTGACAGTACTGTGAAAAAAGCGTTTTTTGCGCCAAAACCTGAGCCGTTGCCACCCGGTAATTGCTTCCGACGCTTTTTGACGGCCAAGGTATTGGCCAGTGTTTATCGTCGTTCGTCGGGGGAAGTGGCAGCTACAATGTGGCCACGCGACAAGCTGATTGGCGAAATTATTGAGCGTGCCGCCAGTGCACCAGCCATGACCACTGTGCCCGGTTGGGCACAGGAGCTTGCGCAGATTTTTGTTACCGACGCCATTCAGGTTATGTCTGGTGTTTCATCAGCAACACGGGTGATGCGTGAGGGGTTGGTGTTGGCGTTTGACGGGCACGGCACTATCCTGGTGCCGGGGCTTGCCGTGGACGCAACCGCTGCAGGGTTTGTGGCGGAGGGTGCCCCGATCCCAGTGCACAATCTTGGGTTAACGCCAGCCTCGATGCAGCCCAATCAATTGGCCAGCATTGCGGTGCTGACGCGTGAAATGATAGAGTCATCAAATGCGGAAGCATTGGTCAGTGATGCATTGATGAAGGCGGCGGGGCTTGCGCTTGACGCAGCATTTTTTGGCACAGGCGCGGCATCGGCGGCGCAACCCGCTGGCCTGCGCAATGGCGTCACTGCACTAACGCCGAGCAGCGCCACTGACATTTTTGAAGCCTATTATGAAGACATCAGCACCTTAGTTGGTGCGGTGGCGCCTGTCGCTGGCAATGGACAAACGCCATTCTTCCTGGTTGGTTCACCGCAACGCTCATTCGTGCTGCAGATGCGGTTTATCCGTGGTGGTGAAACGCCATCAGAAAGCGCCAACACCATTTTTGGCTCGTCCGCGATGGGCAATGACTTAATGGCCATTGCGCAGAATGCCATCGCTTCCGTTATCGGGACTGACCCAATAATTGAAACCAGCAACGCCGCAACGTTGCACATGGACACGGCCCCGCAGCCAGTTGGTTCAGTAGGACCGGAACGCAGCGTGTGGCAAACGGACAGTATTGCGGTCAAAATGCGCTGGGTGGTTAGCTGGGCGCTGCGTGATCCGCGCGGCGTTGCGTGGATGACCCCGACATGGAAATGACCAAGCCACAGCATTTTTTCCAGTTTGAGGCACCGGACCTGGCGCCGGTGATCGTTTGTGAACACACTGCCGTTGGTTGGCGTGGCTTGACCAGGGACGGTGAAATTCTTAATGTCAGTGCGCATGTCAATGGCACACCGATTACTATTCCGGAGCGCATGGCGATGCGGCGCGGGGATAAAATCGTTGGCTATTGCGCAATTGAAAGTAAACCTAGTGATGGTGTCATTGCAGACTATATTAGCCATCTTGATTGCTCGACCAGGCTCATACGCAATAATGACCCGCTGCGAGCCCTTGCAGAAATTGATATAGCATTGGCTTGTGCCCGCACCGTGCTGGCGCGCTACAACCGAGCTATGATCTTGTTGCAGCTTGGGTGTTGGCAGGAAGGCTTTGATGAGTTTGCCTATTGCGAACAAAATTCTTCGCTATTCATGCGCCCGCAGTGGGCAGTCGCGATGGAGTGCGGACTAAAGCCGTGGCGCGGCGAGACCATCGCTGGCAAGAAGTTGTTGCTGATCCACGATCATGGTTTTGGCGACACCATTATGATGTTGCGGTTTGTGCCGCAGCTTCAAGCAATGGGCGCTGATGTAGTACTGCAAGTGCCACCGGAGCTTGAACGCTTGGCCGCACAGGTCGCGCCGGTGACGCATGAGCTTGTTGATGCGGACTATGTTTGCTCTATTTTGCTTTTGATGGGGCAATTCAGCGACTTGACCGGGAGGGCTGCGCCTTATTTAAATGTTGCTCCGGCATGGATTGATAAATGGCGTAATACAATTGATAGAACCCATAAAAATATCGGTATTGCGTGGTCCGTTGGTGTTGAACACAAGGATGATTTTCCGCGTTCTTGTTCTCACACTAAATTTATTTGTTATCTTGGTGGCGAAGCTATGTTGCACAGTGTACAGCAAAACGGCATTAGGTTTGAAGACTTTGCCGATTGCGCCGCCTTGATGTCCTTGATGGATGAAATTGTGACCGTTGACACGGCTGCGGTACATCTGGCCGGGGCAATTGGGCACCCGCGTATTACACTTATGCTTTCGCATTGGGCAAGCTGGCGTTGGCAGTTGCCGCTTTATCAAAACTTGCGCATCTGTAAACAGACTAGTCCTGGTGATTGGGAGAGTGCCTTTGTTGCCCGTCATTGCACAAAATGATTTGAACTTGATGATCTATCCGGTGGATTGGACCGACCTGCCGTCAACGTATCTAAACCGAGGCGAGCTTGAGATAATTGTAGCGTTGGTCAGGTCAGCCAAGCACCATGATTTAGTGGTTGAGATTGGATTGGCAGAGGGGCGCACTGCCAAGGCAATTCTTCGTGAATTGCCAGAAGTGCGTAGCTATCTTGGCATTGATACTGATGCAAGTTATCGTACCAAGCTGCCAGGTCAATGGACAGAGCGCTCCGCCTCGCCTGGATATCTTGCCGCAGATGACCCGAGGTTTTATCGTTGGCTATTTCCCCGAGGTTCCCTTGATTTGACTTCAAATAATTTCAAATTTCTTCTTCCTGTTGATGCAGTGTTCATTGACGGCGATCACAGCTCTGAGGTCGTGCGTCATGACAGTGACTTGGCCCGTGCAATTGTGCGCTCTGGTGGTGTGATCATTTGGCATGACTATCAAAACGGTGGTGTTGAGGTGGCTCCGGTGCTGGAATTAGATCGACTTAACGGCCATGACATTTGTCATATCGAAGGAACTTGGTTGGCGTTTGAGCGTAGATGAGGGAAGTTGGTTATGGCCGCTCGTTACATCAACAAGGTCGTTACAATTGAAGCGGGTGAGTCGCTCTCTAATGTTGTGGATTGCAGCATGGGCGCACCGATTGCTATTTATATGCCAGAAGATTGGACCTCGGCTTGTATTTCATTTAGAGTTTCTCCAGACAGTACTAATTTTGGTGATCTGTTTGACTCAAATGCTAATGAAATTGCTTACAATATTCTTGCCGGTACTGCTTTGATTTTGAAATCTGAGTGGACGCCTATAATGTATCTCAGGATTCGTTCTGGCGGTCGCGATGCTCCCGTAGTTCAAGAATTAACTCAAAGAATTACCGTTACTATTGACAGTGCTCCCGCCGCTGCGTAGGTGACATCAGTGCTAGTACCAAAATATGATCCAAATGAGCCACGCGATCCAGGTGGTAAATGGACAGATGGTGGTAGCGATGGTTCGGATGACGGTGACGAGGGGAAGCATCCCGGTGAAGGTTATTCAACTAGTGCTCGTCTTATAAAGGGCGTCATTCACACTAACAATGTTTATGACGCGCAACGCGCATTGTTTGAAAAAAAGAAAGTTGAACTAAGCCAGCCCAAGCAGGTTAGCACCTTGATAAAACGCCTTGGTGAAACGGCCAAGGAAATGGAAGAGCACGGTGAAAAGGCCCCGTTGTTCAACCTGTGTGATGTCAGCGTTAAGGGCACCAACTTATTCTGCGCGGAAAGTAAAGGTATCCCGCGCGTGGAAATGCCGGTGATCCCGGCCAAGCAAACCAAGGCGTTTGTTGCCCACCTTGAAGATCAAGGCTATGTAGTTGAAAAGGGCAAGGAGTATGCTGCCAATCTGCGTGCCACTCAGGACCAAATAGACGGCGCCAAGGTTGCGGTTTCTATGAAGCGCCTTAAGAAGGAGGGTGTTTATAAGCGAATTATTGTTTCCAAGGATGACTACATATTGGATGGCCATCACACCTGGGCAGGGCAGTTGGGTTTGGACGCCAAGGACAACAATTTGCATGATGACAAGTCCGTTAAGATTTTCCGCGTTGACATTTCCATTACAAAGTTGCTTGCCGAGGCTGAAAAATGGACAGGCGGCAAGGGCAAGAAGCCAGCGGGCCAAGCTGAGTTAATGATTCCGGTCGGCAAAGTGTTTGCAGCGATGCTGTGGCAACTGGATGAGTTACAAGTTGGCAGTGATGAATGGAACAAGGCCACTGACGCTGAACTAGCAGCCGTATTAAAAAAGCAACGGTGGGATGCGATCAAGGCGCAATCGTTAGCAGTGCTGCAGCTTACTGAAGAGCTTAAAAAAAAAGTAACTAAGGCGCACGAGCCGCGTGAGGAAACTGAAGTAGAGTTGTGGCCTGACCAGGATGAGGGTCGCTATGACTTTATGGACCGTTGCATATTGGCGCTTATACCTTGCGTTGGTGAAGACAAAGCTAATGAAGTATGTGCCGAAAAATGGGATGAATCCAAAAGGCTTGGGCGCAACCCACCCAAGAAAAGCTTCATCAAGTTTTATGGCTTAAGCGCCAACCTGGTAGTAGAGCCATGCGGCAAAGCCTGTGTTGCCTGCAAAGGGGCGTCTGCGCCGTTTAAGGACTTTGACGAGTCTGAGCACCCACGTGACGATCATGGTCGCTTCACGGACGCTGGTGGTGGCAGTGGTGCAACGCCGGACGAGGCACCTGCAGGTAGTCACGGTCCGTTCCAAATTCTAAGTAAGGAGCGTGTTGCAACTTGGCTTAAGCAAGCTGAGGAAGCACATAATTCTACTTCCAGGCGCGCGGGTGGTGATGAGGACGTTGCTTACCAGCAAATACGCGGTGCGCTTGGCTTATATTTACGTACCGACCAACCCGCTATTGACCATGGCAATGTAGCATTATTTGTTGCTTATGATGATGACAACAAATTGCAGGCTGCAGTTGCCACACGCTATAGCGCCAGTAAAAAAGAGTCCATGGTTGCGTTTGGTGGTGGGCTGGACAACTCCGCCCGCACGGCAGTAATAAAGCGTGCTGCCGAGCACGCCTTTGACATGGGCGCCCAGCGAGTGGAAAGCGCCGCTTTTCATGATGAAGAAGCCGTTCTTAAGTCCTATAAGGATGCTGGCTTCCGTGAAGTTAGCAGGGGCCATGGAGTAGTTAGTTTAATTATTGGCAAGGACCGCACCGCTGCGGAAGAAACACAAGTTAAAATAGACACACGCTCGCATGTGGAAAAGGTAAAGGACGCGGCATTTGGTGTTGCTAAAGATTTAAAGTACGACACGGACAAGATTATAATTGCTACGTCAGAAGAAAAATATAATTTCACGCTTAACGGCAAGCAATGCGTAGCGGCGGGGCTGGCTTATACGCGCGACCCGGATCCTAATTTAAGAGGCAAGATTAAATTATTTCCTGATCAAATTTATGGTGAACAAACTGCTAAGGCAGTTACGGCGCATGAAATAGAGCATATTAAATTTCAAAATGCTTATGACCGTTATCAGGAAGAATTTAAAGCTGTAATGTCCGAGCCGCCTCCGCCACCTAGACCGGAAGCAGAAAATTATTGGGAGCGTGTTGGTGGGTCTAGTGCAATAATGCATCCGGATGGTAGTTTGCGTGCGCCCTATGATAAAAAATATCCAGCTTATACATTAATGCATGAAGCATATTTTAAACCTGCTCCTGAAAAATTTGTCAACGGTGATGGTGTTTCACCATACAGTGAAAAATATTGGAAGCAATGGGAAGAAAAGGATAAATCTGGTGTAGCTTTTTTTGCAGCCCAGCATGAAACGCTCGCTGAGATGGCCATAGAGCGTTACATGAAAGGTAGCTTTCCGTTGCCCAAGGGTACCAGCCTAGCCAACAAGCGGGCCAACTCACGGGTGTGGCGCAGTTTGTACCGCGCCGTGGACAAAGTTTGGAAGATAAAAAAATGATTGTAGAAATGGAAGTGGAAGGGCGCCCTGCGTTGGTGGCTTATTTGAATGACAAGCGCGAGCCAGTGGACGAGGACTTAGCCACGTTGATTGAAGTGCATTTCACGGACGAAGGCAATGGCACTATTTGGTTGGTGCCGCAGTCACACGCGCATGCAGCCGCGCAGCATCCGCCACCCGGCAAGGAGTAAGCCATGCCGATGAAACCACGCAAGGGTGAAACACAAAGCGAATTCACTGCACGGTGCGTCCCAGAAATGATGGGGCCAGACAAGGACAAGCGCACCCAAGAGCAGTCCGTTGCTATTTGTTTGGACATTTGGCGCAATAAAACTGTAAAAGAACCACCGGCATTTTCTGATCCAAGCCCTGACGAGGACTATGACGAATTTATGGAGCGTTGCCTTGAAGCCGAGGGCGAGGACGCGCGTGAATTTTGTGAGTCGGCTTGGCAAGACGCCAAGTCAAATCGCACCAGTGTATCCAAGGAGCGCAGCATGGCCAAGAAAGCTGACGATGGGGATTATGAGGACATTGATGCTCCTGATCCTGAAGATGATGAATCACATGATGATTTTATGGATCGTTGCATCGATGAAGTGACCAGTCAGGCAGAAGGAGACATGCCAGATAGCGACGCTGAGTCAATATGTCAGATCTCATGGGAGAATTCTGATAAATCAGCTCGTGGCATAAAACACAAGACCCATGCAGGCACTATTAATGGCAATGAATTTGTGCTCAGTGACGACAGTGTAGACCGCATGGGAGACATAATTGAGGCGGCGGGTTGGGATCTTGAAGATTTCAAGAAAAACCCGATTGCCTTGTTTGGTCATAAGGCCGATTTCCCAATTGGGAAGTGGGCTGGCGTTGGCGTTAAAGGCAATCAGTTGCGCGGCCACCTGGAACTTGCCCCGAAGGGCACCAGTCCGCGCATTGACGAAATTCGCGCGTTGGTAGAAGCGGGAATATTGCGCGCGGTTAGTGTCGGCTTTAAGCCGCTTGAGTTTGTCCCGATTAATCCCAGGGATCCGTTTTCTGGAGCGCGTTATAGCAAGCAACAGCTAGTCGAGTGCAGCCTGGTAGCAGTACCGGCAAATTCGAACGCGCTTTCGGTTGCAAAGTCCTTGAAGATATCTGACGACACGATGAAAATGGTTTTCGCCGGGCATGGCAAAGGGAACCGTACCGTCAAGCGTGCCGTTAATCATGGCGGGCAAGCCAATACATCTCAAATACGAAAGGGCGCGACAATGTCGTTAGCTCAACGAATTACCGACTTGCAGACCTACATTACCAGTAAGCGTACTGAGCTTGAGGAGCACCTTGCCAAGGAAGACGACACCAATGTGTCGGATGCTGAAATGGTAAAGACCCAAGAGCTTAATGATCAAATTGCGAGTGCCTGCAAGCGGCATGCGCAGTTGGTCGAGGCTGAAAAAAATATGATGGGCAACAGTGTTAAGCCCAATGGTGAATCGCGTAGCCGAGCGCTTTCGACTACGACGTTCACGCAGCCTGAGGTCATCCACGACTCAGTTACTGCTCCGATCATCATTAAATCCCGCAAGAAGGAGTGGGATTCAATTGATCTGCTTGTGCACGCTGGCACCGCATTGATCGCTGCAAAAAACTGGGGTGTGTCACTCGAAGCCGCACGGACGAAAATCTACGGTGAAGACGAGCAGACCAAAGTTGTTACTGACTGGGTGATGCGTGCACCATCGGCGCCTGCGATGACCACTGTACCCGGTTGGGCGCAGGAGCTCGTGCATCAAATCTATGCCGACCTTATGGGTTTGCTTTTTGCCAAAAGCATTTTCCCGAGGTTGTCGGCAAAAGGTTTGACTTTGGCTTTTGGGCAGGCTGGCAAGATCATCATGCCGACCCGCAGCCGCACGCCATCGCTTGCCGGTAGTTTCGTTGGCGAAGGCATGGCCATCCCGGTCCGTCAGGGTGCGTTCACTTCGCAAACCTTCACGCCGAAAAAGCTCGCGGTCATTTCCGTGTTCACACGCGAGATGAGCGAGCATTCAATCCCGGCGATTGAAGGCGTGATCCGCGAGGCGATCCAGCAGGACACCGCTGTTGCCATTGACAGCGTCCTGATTGACGCTAATCCGGCGACGACTATTCGTCCGGCTGGCATCCTTAACGGCATAACCGTGACCACTGCCACCGCTGGTGGTGGCATTCCGGCTGTTGTCGGCGATATCAAATCGCTGGTCGGTGCGTTGGTGACTAGCCTCTACGGCAATGTAAGGTCGCCTGCGTGGCTGATGAATCCCGGTGATATGTTGTCTGCGTCTCTTGCGACCGCAGCCAACACCGGCATCTTCCCGTTCAAGGATGAAATTGGCCGTGGGTCGTTGGCTAACATTCCAATTATCGACTCAGCCTCAGTGCCATCGAAAACCGTGGTGCTTATCGACGCTGCGGATTTTGTTACCATGCAAGGTGACGCGGTGCGTATGGAGCTCAGCGATACGGCCACGCTACACATGGAGGACACGACCCCGTTGGATCTTGTTAGTGGTTCACCGGGCACGGTTGCTTCACCGCAGCGTTCGCTGTTTCAGACCGACAGCATTGCTCTGCGCATGATCGCGCCGTTGAACTGGGCCATTCGGCGCCCTGGCACGGTGGCCTGGACGCAGAACGTTACGTGGTAATGCGCTGGTGAGGATTGCAAAAACCGAGGCGCGTTAAGGCGCGGGCGGACTTATTTTCGCCCGCGTCACTGGGTTCAAACCTTAAAGGGAGAGTTACCAATGGCCGAAGAAAAGCGCGAAGACTTTGGCAAAGTGCTGCGTGAAAAATCGATGGAGGAGTTTGCCAAGCGTATGAAGGGCAAACCAACGCCAACGCAGGATGAACTTAACCGAGCTAATCTCGGCGAACACATCGCTGAGCACGAGGCTGACGGGTCTGATCTTGATGAAGGGGCGGTGTCGGCAGAAGCGCGTCACCGTAAGGAAGCCAAGTCAAGCGGGCGTCCCGCGAGATAGTAAAAGTTTGCAAGGGCAGGCCACCTCTGCGTCAGCACGAATTGACGTGCTTCAAACTGTCGGGGCGACTGTAAGCGTCCGGCGCAGTGTTCCTTTTTAACCGGAGTATTCATATGGCCAAAGCAAAACACGAAGAAGGTCAGATACAACCAACACCTACGCAGGATGAGCTTGACCGCGCCATGATGGGCGAGCACGTGATTGACAAGGAGCATGACGGATCGGAAATCCAAAATCCGCCGCCAGAACCGCCGCCGCCAGACGAATTAAACCCGCAAAAAAAGAAACAGATGGAAGCAAAGCCAGCTAGCGGCGGTGGCTATCAAACCCGCCAAGCGACTGCTGCACCCGCTGCACCTGCACCAACCGCACCCAAAACGACAACTGAGTAATTTTGTAAATGGGAGTGCGTGATTTAATTGTTAGCGGATGGCGGTCGTTGACACGTGCGGCCGAGGGCGACGTGCGCCCTGGTCCGTATTGGCTGCCAATTACTGGTGGTTGGCTGCCGGATGGTGCGTCTTCTAATTGGTGGCAGCTTGGGCTTAATCCAGTTTACCCGATAAGTTCATCTGCAATTGTTGAGGCTTGCGTTTCGGCATATGCGCAAACCGTAGCCATGTGCGCTGGTGATCATTGGCGTAGTAATAACAAAGGTGGCCGCACACGTGTAACAAATTCAGCACTTAGTCGCATTTTGCGTTATCCAAATGACTACCAATCAATTTCCGATTTCATGATGAATATGACGCGCGGGCTTTACCTCACGGGTAACGCCTATGCGCTTGCGCTGCGCAATGACCGTTTTGAAGTTGATGAATTGCACATGATGTCTCCAGAAATGTGCCGCCCGCATGTTACAACTACTGGTGATGTATTTTATCAGCTTGGTGGCAATGAAGTAATTACCAATCGGTTAACGGGAACATCGACAGAATTGCTTATGGTTCCAATGCGGGATGTGTTGCACATCCGACTTAATACGCACCGACAATTTCCGCGCCCGATGCTTGGTCAGTCGCCACTTGAGGCTGCGATTGCTGACATTGGTCTGGGTGCGGCGATTACCGGTCAACAAATGAAATTTTATCAGAATGAAGCACGGCCTAGCGCGGTGCTTTCTACTGACCTTGTGCTTGATAAGGAACAAGTGCAGCAATTGCGCGACCGCTGGGATGAACAATCCAAGGGCTTGCGTCAGGGTGGGACGCCAATCTTGACGGCAGGGTTGAAGGTGCAGCCGTGGGGTGTCAGTGGCGGCAAGGAGTCTGCGATTGCTGACATTGCCAAGATGAGCAAAGAAAATGTTGCGTTGGCGTTCCGCATACCATTGCAAATTCTT